TGGCAAGTGTAAATGAATTGAATTTTAACCAGGTATCAACACTATTAACATCGATTGTGCAGCAGGCCACGGGACAGAAGGTGCTAACCCCCACCAATACAAGTGATTTTGTATCAGTAGCTACAACAGCGCTAAAGAATGGCGTTGACCCGGTAATGTCAGCAATCACACAGATGGTTGCACGTACTATATTTTCGATTAGACCATATTCCGAAAAATTCAAGGGTTTAAGAGTGTCTTCGGAACGTTGGGGCAATATTGTCCGCAAACTCAATATTGCTGACGGAGCGTATATTGATGATACATCATTTGCTTTGCCAGAGGACGGACAGAGCGTAGATATGTATAAACTCCGCCGTCCAAATATATTGCAGACTAACTTCTATGGCGCGAATGTGTTCAGTATTGAACGGTCATATTTTAGGGAACAGTTGGAATGCGCGTTTACCGGTCCAGAGGAACTATCAAGCTTTTACAGCATGGTGACAGGTAATATTATGGACATGATAGAGACAGCACATGAAAACCTTAAACGTGCAACTCTTTCTAACCTTATCGGCGGAATTGTGTCCGGCGGGGGTGACGAACAGAAAGTTCATTTGCTGACTGAATATAACGCAAAGACCGGCGGGAAATATACAGCGGTAACCATTATGGCTCCGGATGTGTACCCCGACTTTATGAAATTTGTATATGCTCGAATAGCAACAGTTTCCGCGCTTCTTACAGAGCGTTTGCAACTACATCATATCAATGTAACTGGTAAAGCAATAACTCGTCATACGCCGTATGAAAACCAGAGACTTTATATGTACGCTCCTACTATGTATGATAGTACGGCACGAGTAATAGCTGATACATATCATGATACGTTTCTCCGTTATGCTGACCATGAAACGGTTAATTTCTGGCAGTCTGTAGACACTCCAGACACTATTAATGTTACCCCGTCGTATCTCAAGGCTGACGGAACTATTACTACGCCAAGTGCTGCAGTGACGGTTCCGAAGGTGTTCGCTATTCTGTGTGATGAGGAAGCCTGCGGAATGACAGTATGTAATGAATGGAGTGCAACAAGTCCGCTTAATATTTCAGGCGGTTATTATAATGTTGCATGGCATTTTACGGACAGATTTTGGAACGACTTTACCGAAAATGCTGTAGTATTTACAATGGATTAATATTATGCAAGTTACGTTATATCCAGGATTTGGAAAGAGGAATAATTCAACCAAAACACCCCCCACCACAGGGGGGTTCACATACACCGGAACGCTGAAAGATAATTGTACAATACTAAAACCGGTCATTATCTTTCAGGCTGCCGGGGCGGATGATTATTTCCCTGCAAGCTATCCTGCAAGCTATAATTACGCTTATATTGATGCTTTTGAGAGATATTATTTTATAACGGAATGGGAATGGGTGGAACGGAATTGGATTGCAACACTTGAAGTTGACCCTATGGCATCATATAAGGGGGATATTGGAACAAGTACACATTATGTAGAGCGTTGCAGTGGAGCATTTAATGGACGTATTGTTGATACTGTATATCCTGTTTTAACTAATCCTACTGTCAATATAACCGATATTGCCTCTCCATGGATTGATGAAACCTATTATATTGTAGGTATAAGTGGTGGTGGAGGTTCAACAGGGATCACTTACTATATTTTTTCATCCTCTCAATATTCAGCATTTATTCAGAACATATATAATAGTAATTCGTGGTGGAATGCTTCAACTGTAGATATTACTTACGACCCCTCAATATTCAATCCTTTGGACTTTATAAAATCAATTAGGATGTACAGAAGTTCATTTAGCGGAACTGTGGTAGGCAGTGTAAATATGGGATATTGGAGCGTGCCTGCCACATGTAGGATAATATCTGATACACATGCATATTCAAGCGTGCAAAGAACAATTACATTGCCACAACATCCGCAGACTACAAGTCGGGGGAGCTATGTAAATTCAGATTTATATACTAAGCGTATATTATCAGTTAAACCCTTTGGTAAGATTCCTTTGGATTGCAGTTTAATTGCTAATGAAACGTCTATTAAAATTTATATTGGTATTGACGCATATTCTGGCCGGGGATGGTTACGTGTATCTAATGGTTCTAATTCTATGATAATTGCTGAATCAGAGGCACAGGTTGGAGTTGATGTACTTCTTAATGTTCAGGCCGTATCGGAACTTTCACGAGCAACAGCGATAGTTAATTCAGCTTCAAGTCTTATTAGCACATTAACAGGAAGAGGGTCGAATATGACTATCGAAACAGGCGTTAGTAACTGGGCGGCAATTGCCGGAGTGCCGCTTATTCGTGAGAGTGGAACAGGAGGGGATTTAGCAACATTTTCTTTTGCTAAAAGTAATAGATTATGTTCAGCATTTTATTCAATAGCTGATGAATATAATTCGGAGTTTGGCCGTCCATATTGCGCACCGGCGGTATTAAACACTGTTGGAGGATTTATTAAGTGTGCAAATGCGGAAGTAGAATTCCCATGTCTTGCAACGGAGCGTGCAAAAATTGAAGAATATTTGAATGGGGGATTTTTCTATGAATAGTGTGCCGTATTCATACGGTAATATCATGCTTGAAACGGCACCTGTTACGCCGTCAACAATACATGTAACGAATACAGCTTTATCAGCATTCTTCAGGCGTTATTTATTTTCTGATTTATTAAGTGTTTGGGAATGGGAAATCCCGGAGAATTGGGATAGCAATTATTTCAAAGCTGTACTATTCTCATGGGGGTATTTTGCAGTTATTGATACTCCAGCATTTGGTATAATTCCACAACAGGCCGGGTTAAAGGGATATAATGTACAATATCAACCTACTAATGCTGTAATTTCTAATCCGAGAATCAATCAAATACTTGAACCTTTAATCGGTGAAGAATGCGCAGTAATCAGAATACGTCCCGATTATTGCGGCATGCTTGACATTGTTAATTATTACGGCGATATGATGGCGTTGACTGCGGAAACACTTGATACCAATATACTGAATTCAAAACTTGCTTATGTCTTCGCTTCTGATAATAAAGCCGGAGCAGAAACATTTAAGAAGTTTATGGATAAAATTGCCAATGGTGAACCCGCGGCATTTATAGATAAAAATCTATTTGATGAAGAACATAACCCCCACTGGGTAAAGTTTAATAATGAAATTCAAAATAATTTCATAGCAAATGATTTACACGGACTTCTTAAAAATTTGTATAATGATTTTCTTAATCGAATAGGCATACCTACTGCAAATACTGATAAAAAAGAACGACTTATAACATCGGAGGTTGAAGCTAATACACAGCAGTCATTCTCCGCAATGGATATGAGTTTAAAGGAAGTTCAGCGAGGGATCGAACAGGCTATAGAAATATTCCCTGAACTTGAAGGTAATCTATCGGTTAAATGGAGGGTAGATGTTAATGGACGCTTGTCTTTCAATAATGGGGATAGTTAATTCAACACTTCCGACAACAGCGGATTTTGAGAATTTAGCTTCAAAATTTAAAAGCTGGTTTAATGTATCCAGCAGTTGGATATCAACACAGCTCGCCGGATATATTCTTATAAATACTGCGGAGCTTGAATTCATATTTCCCAACCCTAAATTTGCTGAAATTGCTATTAGTGCATGGGCTCAATTAAATGATGTGAGATTTACGGAATTATATAATACTACTACTGATGCATTCTATAATTCGTTTGAACCTCTTGAAAATTACAATATGGAAGAGACAACTACGCAAGAAGATACTAATACCGGAACTGATACGCATACACACAGTGGAGGGACAACCACTGAAGATAGTATTACAACTAATGATACCGGCACAGTATCCGACAGCGGGAATGCCAGTCGTGACGGAACTACTACTCATAAAGTATCGGCATTTAATTCCAAGGCATTAGCGGATGCGCATAGTGACACTGATAATTTTAGTACTACTTCTACTAACACCCGAACTGACAAGTTAACGCACACAACTACAGAGGAACACACATTTACAGATACGCAAAAGCTCGATATAAGCAGAAATGATGTGTTAAATCGTACAGTAACGCTAAGTCGTCACGGAAACATCGGAGTAACTACAAGTCAGCAAATGGCGCAAAGTCAAAGAGACTTAGTTATGTTTGATTTTAATAAATATGTATGTGACGAATTTAAAAATGAGTTCTGTATTTTGTTATATTAAGAGGTGAAACAATGTACTTTTTTCCTTATACTAATTTTCATGACTTAAATTTAGATTGGATTATTGAATATGTAAAATCCGCTAAAAGTGAAATAGAAGATTTAATAAATCAATTTGAAAACTTAATAGTTCAAACGACCGGCGATTCAACAAATAAGGTGATGAGCCAAAACGCTGTAACGGTACAGTTGAATTATTTAATCTCCAGAATTAACAGTCTTAATACTACAGTCGAGGAATTAACCAATAAAGTCAATCAGGATATAGCTAATCTTGCTTCTTTTGAAGGTGAGACGGAATCTAATTTTAATTCTGACAGGTTGAGATTATCAACTATTGAGAACTCTCTTACACGTTTTTATGTTTTTGTTAAACATACTGCAACGGAGGATACTATAAATGTATCGATGTCCGAGTTAATAAAATACCGAACCAGAGCTAACGTCCGATATTATATCCAGGATTCTGTCAATAATTTTGTCAGGTATGCATATGAAGCATATTCGCCACAATCAACGACAACGATGATTCAGACTTTGCCCTTTACTAATGAAAATGCCGTCTATCGTGCAACGATCAACATTACATCTGGAGAGATAACATATTCATCAGTTGGGATTGTACCGATATCTCAATCATCAGGTCAAAGTCAGACATCGGTGATGTCTCAAAGGGCTGTTACAGAAACTGTTAACAACTTAATCCTTTATGTAAGATTTACTATAACTGCCGATACCTCACGGTGTAACTATAGTTTTGATACAATATACAAGCATGTTGCAAATAACAACTTTGTATACGGTAACGTCAGATTCGTTGAGCAAAATATCGGGTATTTTTGTAGTGTATATGCAGTGGGTTCTGAACGCATTATTTTTAGGGCAATTCCGAGTTATGATAGTAGTCAGTCACTTATGGTGATCTTAAGTTCCTACGATGTGGTTAGTGTTACACAGCCAAAATTAGGTATTCTTCCCTATTACCCGCGTTTTGTCATATATTCAGACGGTGAAACAATCTCAGGAGCTCAGTTGGGAGTATTACAAAATATTTTAAATGATATAGTCGTTAATAATTATTCACCACAAATTTATTTGAACATTGTAAAGGATAATGTGATTGAACAATTATATGTTGACAGTGCAAATAGCACCGGGTATGTTCTCCGAAATAATAACTATATTATAACATATACTACCACACCGTCAGCAACTATAGAACCCGTTGAAAAAGTTTTTACTTCTTCAGTTACAGGAATAGCCCGAATAGCTGCGGGAGGAGAAACAGGATATAACATATTAAAAATAATCGGAACGGATGTCGATTTAACAAATTATTATATTGTTGACGCTGATATTACAAATTTAATAGGTGGAGTTTCAACATTAATTTCCGTGTCTCAAGTATCCGGAGTGCCGGTAATATTAATATATTCAAATGGCGTAGCGTTCTCCGGAAGTTGGGCTGTAACGTGTAGACATAAATAAAGCGGGCGCAGCCCGCTTTATTTTTTAAAATAAACAATAATCGTCGTCATTAACAATTGGCATTTTAGAAGCTGTCTGAGGCTCATCGTCCGTTTCATCCGGCTTGATACCCCGGACTATATAGAGCTTATCAATAAATAATCTAAGGTTACAATCTAATGATTTTTTGGGCTTTTCTACGACACCCTCAATAATTACTTCTGCACCTTTAGGAATAAATTGCAGCACATTTTTTAATTGTTCCTTATTACCAATAATATCATAAAATACTGTATTTTTGAATATTTGGCAGGCCAGAGAGTTTGCAACCATAACTTTGGTACTTGTTTTAACCTCGCTCCACTCCTTACACAATCTGCCTTGAATTACTGTTTTGTTATACATTTTTCTTTCTCCTTTAATAATTAATATTTATCTATATTTAAAATATAAGATACAAATTAAAATTACCGCAATAATGGTAGCTATAAGTAATCGAGCAGCCCAGAATTTCAACAGCTCAATCCATGTAAAATTATTTTTCATTTTATACACCTCAATACATTTTTATATATTTTAATAACAATTTTAATAAGTACCCTTTTTCCGCTTCGGCTTCTCCGAAATACACAGCGTTTACAATACTTCGGTATTTATTGCGGAACACCAAGATGTCATATTCATTAAGCTTAAATTCTTTAGGTGCTCCGCTTTTATGTGTCGATAAGTAATACGGCTTTTGTCTGGATTTATGCCGGTATACTGTAATCTCTCCTATTGTTACGACCGGGATATACTCTGCAAGCGGACGTGACACGTCTAAGAAGCTGTCCATATCCTCAAACAGGTTATCAATAGCTTGATTTGCAAACGCTGTATCTTTAGTATATTTGTATAATGCCGTTTTCTTTTTGCGCTCGCTTATTGGTGAATTTAGATATAACGCTATTAGCCGTTCGTGTTCGCGGTCTATTTTCAATTCCTTCTTATTACGGTACATTTCCATTATAGGACTTATCATATTAAGAGTTAAAAAATAGTCGTTATTTAAAATTGTAGAATTGCATATGCTTATAACTCTAAGTGCCGGACGCCCTTCCAATTCCCTATTACGATTGATAGTTTCATAAGCATTGAAGAACGTGAAAGCCTCGCCATTCATGCTTTGCCCCTTTAATGTTTGAGGTATCGCTTCGTCCTGTATTATAAAATCAATATCCGTCATATCTCCGCCGCGGAAATTTGCAAAGGTTGACAAGCTCATCATATATCCGAGGCATTCGCCCCACGCTTTGCCGTCCTCATCAGCATAATAAAAGCTGTAGCAGTCGTCACCGTTGGGATAAGGTCGAATATCTATCCCTTTATCAGAATTCAGTTTTTTGAATACGTTAAAAGCTTCTGTAGAAAGCTTCTTAACCTCGGAAGCTTTGCGCCGAAGTAATATGAATTTTGTATGACGATTTAATACTATTGTTTCAAGTATAGTATACGTCTTCCCAATTCCTCGTCCGCCAATTAGCCACATAAACGGCAATCCCTTACTTAATAGATACTCAATATCTGGATATCCTGACGGCTGGTATAGTTTACTTTTCTTTACTCTATCCATCGTATCTTTTCCATATCAAAATAATTTTTCCGCAACCATTCAAGTGATGAATTGCTAATACGTTTTAATATATCCTCAACATCTATACTTGTACAGAGCTTATACGTTGTCGGCACAATCGCAACATTAGATGTTATGTGTAGATTGTGCCCGTCAATTTGTAGATCTATGTCCGTATCATTATCATTATAAATAGCCCGAGTCCCTCCGGCTTTACTCCAGATGAAACCGTCTTTGAACTTTTCAATATCTCCAAGTTCGTCCGCGCCGGACGGAGTAGACCCTTTTCTATTCTTATTGACACCTGCCACAGTCACTTTTAATTCACCGTCCTTAACCTGAGCGTATTTCTTTGCCCCCAGAGTGACGAATTTTTCGCTCACGCCCTCGTTTTCATACACGCCCATATAATGATTGCCCCCCTTTATATCGACAGCCTTATAGCCCAATTTTTGAGCCTCTGCGACCATGCGGTTATTATAATCGGCAGGAGTATAATTTCCAATATATTTTACACTGTCTGTATCCGCATATACAAAATCTCTTCCGACTATCCACATAAAAGCTTTTAAGTCCTGCCGGGCATACGCTGTAACCCACACGCCCACTGCATACGGAAGAAATGGTGCACGCTTCATTTTTGCAAGCTTCTCTTCTTTTGTGTCTATGAGATAGTATTCGTCAGTTGAAGAAAGATACGCTATATCATCTTTCAAAGTGTTTTGTACGGTCATACCATACAAAGCATTGATTTTCTTCTTGTATTCTGCGTATGCAATTTTGTCCTGTCCACCTTTCAGCTCTGTCTTTTTTATAAACAACTCAATCACCAGCCTTCTAAATTCAATGGGTAAATAGCGTTTAAGAGATTTATAACATTCGATTATTGTTATGTCCTCCAGAGAAATATTATAATCTTCCAATATAATCATTAGGTCAATTTCTGTTATTGTTGTCTCCAAACTTTCTGCGTATAATATTCGTCCGTTATCAAGCAAATAGTTCTTTATGTTCCTGCATTTACTGAATGATATATATGGTTGATACCATTTCTTAAGTTCTACATGTTCCAATCGTACACGGAATACGTATCCGAATTTTTCCGAATTTGATAGTATGGTTTTAATATCATCTGGCGTTTCTCTAAACTCGGTCAGCGGGAATTTTTTATTTACCAGCTCGTAAGGGTATGAGCTTTCGCGGTCATAACTGCCCACATTTTCTAATATCTTTCCAACATAAAAACGGTTTGCGTGAGTGTCTCCTCCTCGAAAAGCTTCACGTAACAATTCAAACACATGTAATGTGGGCACTAACCCTCGTAATATTCCGTTATATGGGTATAACACCTTTTTCGCCATACGCCGGACATATCCAGTTGAAGTATACGGGATTGTGTTTAGTGTGTCGCCGTTAGCTTTTAACAGTGATTTAATAGCGCATGATAACCCTATAACATCATTACGCATATAAATTAAATCGTCGGTCGCTATTTCCGTCCATGGATACCTCACTACTTCATAGTCCATATCCGTTTTTTGTAACGCTTTAGGAACATTCATATCTTTCATGAAACGTTCAAGACCTACCCCCGCAAGCTTGTAACTACAACGAAATTCCACTTTACCCCACACACAGTACAAAGGTTCTCTAACGTCAACTAAAAACACTTCTTTTCGGTCAAACTCATGAATACCCTTTAAAAATTGGAATTCGTGAGCTAAATTATGTACGTATATGATCATCCGTTTTTTGTCGGGAATTATTGCATTTAAGTCATTAATTACATTTATAAAATCTTCCCATGTCCTGCCGTATATGACCGGACAACCCCAAATATGTAATTGCCATATATACATAAATGCGTGCGTCTCATCTTTGTATTCAATTTTACTCGTTTCTATATCCCATGTTGCTATTACTTCAAGATATTTATTATCCGATCTCGTCGATAATATTTTGGACAGTCTTGTGTTTAGCATCTCCATTAATAAACGCACGTGCAAGCTCCTCCGACGAATATATGTCTATTAATTTTGTGTTCCTCGCCGCCGCCATAAAGTCCGCAAATTTATTATATTGCGCTTCGGTTATATTATAGTCATGACTTTGAAGCGTTGCCACCGCCTTTTTTCTAATTTGTCGTAAGCCCGCAATGCTCGCAAATTTATTTTTGTATAAATTCTCTGCAATTTCACGATAAAAGGGTAAATCCTCATCTGATATATCTTTAGGAGCTTCTAAATCAAATAGTCCGCTTTTAAGCACTTTGTCATAATCCGACCATTCCTTAGAAGCTGAAAACCTTTGCTCACGCTTCTTAAGGATATAATACAATCTGCGGTATTCCTGCCTATCTGTCATCTGTATCACCCTCGGTCATAATGTCTAAACATTCTTTGACTGCCGATAGCTTCGCTTGATAGAGATCAGTTTCCAAACTGTTCTTGCAGACACTATAGTGTCGACGGTACATTATTTCATAATAATTATATAATTTAATCATTTTATCTGTTTTTGTCATCGTCAAATATCCTCCACACTAAAACGTTGTAATAGTCGTCTACTCGACATTCTGCCAATCCTGACACACTGTTGACACATTTATATATTGAATTTAAGTCCTCTTGATGAATTCCACCTTTTAAAAAATGAGAGTATATAGTGCCGTCCGACGCGCGAAATGTTATAACATCATTACCGTTCATAAACTCAATTCCGTGAGGTGCTAATAATACCGTTTTACTTCCTATGTGATAATCTAATACGCAGTAGCCGATTGCACCGTATAACAATACGGTGTAATACCCTGTACATTCATCATCCACTGCATAACTCCGATATATAAAATAATCTTCACATGCTTTATTTAATCGGTCGATTTCATCCCACGTATGAAGCTCAAAGTCATCATCCATACCTAAAGCTTCTTTAAAGTGTTTGTATTCGTTCATCATTCTATCCTCCTATGAACCGTTCCTTATCGTGATTATAGTATAACAAAATATTATGTCTGTGTAAGATATAATTTGTAAATGATTAATACTAATTGTATTGAATTTGTGTTAAGATGTAGTTAGCATATGCTAACTATAGTAATTATGAATTTCGTTAAATTTTTAACGAAGTGTAATTTAAACTCAGCATATGCTAAATATGGTAATTATGAATAGATGTTGTGCGTGT